AGCTATAGCTGGATTACCTGCGGTAACCGTAAGTGCCACGGTGTCCACACTCACAATAATTGTGTCAGTTGGAAAAGCAGGGTCTACTATGAGTTGTCCAGCAGCTAACCCAGCGATGGTGGTAGAGGTAAAGCCTGAAACCGTGGCTGATCCTAAGGTACTGGTTAGTCCAGTGTGGCTACTAGGAGGGCCAAAGAATTTTGAATACATGTTGAGAAAGTCAGTAACCCCAAAAGCTGGGTTACCTGGAAAGACTATGCCGGCAGCTCCTGCGAATAACCAGACAGTAAGACCTTGACAGTCTATGCCCGCTGTTCCATAGAGCATATCGTAAAAGCCTTGAATGTCTGGAAATCCACAGGTGCTCATCGGTTACTCTCCCTCTTCTTCTTCGCCGGTCTCTTCATCCTCGTCTTCGACTTCCTCATCTTCAGGAAGGTCAGCCTTGACGGGCTCAGGCTCCGTGGCCGTTTCAACAGACTCAGCCTTCGACTTCAAAATCGTGATGTATCCTGACTTCTTAAGGAGGTCAAGTCCCTGTGCGTCGTCTGGGACTACAGTTACCTGCTTAGCTTGACAGTGGACTAGACCACCAACTACTCCGTTAGTAGAGGACTTGCTGTGGACGTTAACCGGACGATGCGCTAGGACTCGGATACTCATTTTTAACCATCCTTAAAGGTTTTGTACTTCTGAACGCGATACACATTGTACCAATTCATATTAAGCTCTTTAGCTAACTCGTGACAAGATTTCTCAGGTTGACTTCTTATGTAAACCACGTCATCACGAGTAATTTTACTTTGGCCATGGGCTGATTTGAGGTTGTGCTCTAGAGAGTGCTTCTTACCCGTGTGGGCTGTGGCTATTTTCTCATTATGCTCAGGAGTATTGGCGTAGCCTTTATTAGCAAAAGATAAAGCTTTTCTAGTAATCTCAGAGCACATCCCTTTTCCATAAACAGGTTCAGAACCACCGCCCTTTTCAATGTTATAACCATCTGGGTATACCGTGTTCAATTCGGCAATGTAGAAGATTTCCTTCTCAAACATCTTAACTCGGGTATCTTCGACGCATAAAATCTCGAATGTGAAGGCCTCGATGCCGTGCTTACGGAGGGCATTACCGAAATATGTAGTAGCCTTTAAGTGACCCTTGAGTCTTATACTTGGGCCTCTACTGGTGGCTCCAACATATTGTTTTCCTGACTCTTTATGGGTCCAGCAGTAGACTATGAATTCTCTCATGCTACTATTATATCATAGCCTAATAAAAGATGTAAACAGAGCCCCAATTTCTGAGGCTCTGTTCATGCTGAGTTAAGCGCCGTAGTACTGACCAACAGTCGTAGGACGATTGATCTTAACTACGCCGATGTTGGCCAGGTACAAGAACTCAAAAGCGCCGCTCACGATCGACGGAGGAGCTCCGAAGCGTGTGATCTCCTGGGGAATCCCGAGAGAGAGGCAGTCCTTGTCGTACTTGTACGCGATGATCTGCTGAGTAGCGCCAGGACCAGAACCATCAAGCCAAACAGGCAACGGATAGATCTCCGGCTCGATGCCGAAAGCAGATCCGAAGTAGTTCTTCTTGACATAGTCCTGAATCGAAGCGTAACCAGAAGGACCGCCGACTACAGCCATGGGCTGAGTGATGTACAAGTACTGAGCCGGCGGAACGAGGAACCTATCCGGCATTGCACCAGGAGCAGCACCACTCGCCAACCAGTTGGTATTAGCCATGAAGTTGAAGTCACCCAAGATCTCAGTTGCGGTCTTGGTGGACCACAAAGCGCTAGTACCAGTACCGGTCGTAGGCAACTGAGTTGCAGTAATCGAGGGGTTGTTAATGAGTCCCTGATTGCCAGCAAAACCAGTATACGTACGAGTGTCCAACGTCTTGCTATAGTCAACACGAACTCCCTTGTCGAGGAGATCCTGCGGGCTACGACCTACCTGAGCCATGCGAAGGGATTCGACAATCGGAATCCGGACGCGGACTTGGTAGGGGAATACCGGCCATGTGTCCTGATTCACGTTGTACTCGATCACTCGCGAATCGTTGCTCTGAGAACCAGCGGAATTGTCCCGAGGTCCACGGAAATCAACGTTGTGCGCGATGTGATTCATGATCCAGCCGCCGCCACGATCGATGGGAATATCACGCAAGTACGTGTAATTCTCAAGGGGTAGGCGGACGACTGGGTCCAGTTTAGCAAGTTCTGCCATCAGGAAGGTCTGACCGGTTGCAGCAGCCGCAGCATCGGTTAGAACCTGCCCGCTACGCAGAGCATTAAGACTCTGTTGATATTGGGTGGGTGTCATTTTTTACCTTTCAGCCGATTAGGCGATCTGCCGTGCGAGGATAGTTACTTGAGCCGTAAGGTCATACTCAAGGTAGCCGGTCTTCCACTGGAAGTTCGGATTGAGGAAGGTGCTCGAGAGTGTAGTTGCCACAGTAGCAGCGGTCGCTGTAGCGTTCTGAGAGAGAACTACAGCCGTACCTACGAAAGACTTGATGAAAGTCCCAGCAGGTACATTAACATTCCCAGACAGAATCTGACCAACAGCAAGACCGGTGGCCGTAGATGCTGTCGCATTAGCCGAACCAGCGGTAGTGCTAAAGGTGGTAGTCGTGATCGGGTTAGGATCGGCCACCGCCTCAAGTCCACCGACTACCCCGTTGGGAATAGCGCCATTGAGAGCTGAACGAACGAATACCGAACCACCAGCAGTGGGGGTACCGTTGTCGCAGCTCACATTGATAGTCCCCTGAACAAGACCGTCCATGATGGACCCAGGTAGATAAGTACCACCAGGAGTGAGAACATCATTCGAACCTGCAATATTGTAGGACGAGTTGATATTCACGTTGCTGGCCGCAAGACCAATAGCCGACGTCGAGGTTGCTGCGCCGGCTCCAGTCTTAAGGAACTGAGCAAAGCTGGAGTAGGTGTTGTTAGGGTTGAGGACGAAAGTCTCACCAAAGGCTACCGAGAGGGTATCCGTCGGATTGACTTGGCGAGGAGTACGAAGCGAATAGCCTTCGTTACTGACGTTGCCAATAAAGCCTAGAAATAGGCCTTTTACTCCGATGACTGTGGCTGGCATGGTTATTTATTCTCCTTCTGAGTATGCGCTTCGTGCTTCTTGAGTCCGACCCGGTAAGGTACACCCTCGAAACAGTTGCAGGTTGTTACTTCAGTCTTCAGTACAGCGGAAGAATCTGTGGCAAGAGCAGGAATGCCGGTCGGAACCTTAGACTTACTCAGCTTAGCGTAAGCAGTTCCTTTTGCAGCATTCAAACTCTTTACGGTCGAGTTATAGCTGTCAACCATCGTCTGCTCAAGTTCGTTGCGCTTGGACTTAGGCTTGTTGATGATAGCAGCTACGATAGGACGGGTGGTTTTAAGGAAGCTGTGAACAGAGTCATTCGCTTGCTTCAAAACAGACTCGCCAGCGTCGTCAATATCGCCGGCATCATTGGCAGCACCGTGCTCTTCAGCTACGGTCTTTTCGTCCGAATCCTCTTCACCGTCTTCTTTCTTTTCACCCTCATCCTCGTCCTTCTCCTCTTTTTCCTGGAGCTCTTCGAGGTCTTCCTTCTTTTCTCCCTCATCATCATGGGCGACGTGCTCACCCTTGAGGAACTTCATGAGAGCATCTTTGTCACCACCCTTATCACAGTAGTCCATGAAAGCAGCGTGATGCTCTGCGTGAGGATGCTCAGGTTCGGCGTCGACGACGACTTTTGGTAGGATTTTGAGTTCTGTTGGCTTGCTAAGTTCGATAGCGAGCTCGGCCATTTCCTCGGGAGTGGCATCAGTGGCGTGAGCCTTTAGACCTTTCCCGAAAATCATATCACGGATAGACATGTTTTTCTCCTTCTTTTTGGGTTTGATTTCCGGCTTAGGTGGTTCAGGCTCAGGAATAGCTGAGTCTTGAATAGCTATCTGAGGTCCTGCACGCCCTTTAGTAACTACTGCCACGTGATTTCCACGTAGGTGGTACATCACAATCGTCTTATCTTCAAGACGCTTGAGCTTTAGACTGTAGCCGAGACTTACGTCCCGTACCGCGTAGTCCGCGTCAGGGTCAGCTTCAGGTCTGATCTTTTCGATGAGTTCGGGATTCTTAACGTGAAGATCACCCTTTAGAGTTACTTCACCATCGAGCTCTTCTCCCTTACCGACCTTCTCGACATGTCCACAGTTCAACTCTTGGTCATTACCGACATGCACAACTGAGCCATCAGGATGCTCATCTACGACTGTGTTACCCTCGATTGAGCGAATGAACTCAGGGTCTAGAACAGATTCTTTTGGTCGGTAGATTTGGTACCGTTGATCAGGTTCTAGTCCCCAGCTATCTTCATAACCAGGAAAACCTTTGAGTTCCTTACCGAGATACTCCTGCAGGCCACTGCGGCATAATGGGACATTTTCACAAATTAGATAACCATGAACTGTCTTTGAGATATTTGGAGAAAGCATCAGGGAGTAGTATTTTGTAGACACTTTATTACCCCCTCATTCTTAAATGTTCTAAAGGCCCGAACATTAGCTATAGTGTGATATGCCATACCGAGTTCAGTAGACCAATCCCATGTTCCTTTTTCTGGAGAATTCCTTATGTCCTGGACTTGTTCGACAGTTAAAACCCTAGAACATATCCTACCGGTTAAAGCTTTAGATATCTTTTGCCCAAATTCAGGAGGATAGACTCTACCAGCGCCAGCCTTAGACAGATTCTCTCTGTGGGAATCAGAGAATTTCCTACCCTTTAGAGATTCTGATTGCTTTCTCTTACTTTCTTCAGATCTTACATGGCCGGTAAAGGCGAATGAAAGAGCTTTTTTAGTTTCGTCAGAATGCTTCCAACCTGTACCGCCGGCTCCACCTCTATGGAGATTATATCCATTAAACCCCAGCGTATCAAGTTCTTCAATCCAGAATTGTTCTTTTTCATTTAATTCTTCGTCAGAGGAGCCACCATCAAGTCTAACCACCTTAAATGATGGGAGTCCATATTTACGAAGAGCATTACCTATGTAAGACTTACGCTTAAGGTGGTCGCCCAATCGACCTAGAACATTAGGATGATTATGCTTTCCTACGTATCCTTTGCCTGACTCTACATGGTAAATGTAATAGATTATGCCGTCCATTCTCTACCCCTTATGTCTTTCACCCTCAGAAATCCGATGATCATACTCTTTGCCGCCGAGTTTCTTACGGCCAATCGAAGCTGCCAGAGCGGCAGGGTCATGAACCCCCTTCTCGTGAGAGAGTTTCCCTTCAAGCTTCTGGAAAGGACCATCCTCCGCCATACTCATGTCAGAGTCAGAGGGGACTTCATCAGAGGCTGACTTTTTCTTGCTAGCGCTCTCAGCTATCTGTCTTTTCCAGTTCTCACGCATGAGATTTGTATACTCTCGAGCTGTCTGACCCTCACGCATTTGACCTTTACGCGGGTTCATACCATAGTGCTCTTCAGGACCTTCATGACCTTCTGGGATTCTGGGGTCATTTGAGTCCACCCCCAATGAATCCGTCGACATGCTCGGGATTCCATACTGCGTCGGAATTGTCGGCGTGTGATCAAGGGTGGGGATAGCTTGGGTGTGCTCTGGACCAGAGGAAAACGAAGAATAACCGGTGTTCATCTTTCCCATCTTAACTTCCTCCTTGCCGTCTAGGCAGCGTTGCTCTTACTGGTTGGTCTGGAGACTGGTAAGCTGACAAGCCAAGACCCGGAGCAGGACTAATAACACACCCGCTGTTGCCGCCGCCATTACCAGAATCGACATAACCCGAATTCGCACTTGGACTAGCCCCTATCTCATGAAGACTTGAGTTTCCACTCTTGATACTCATGCGGCCAACCTACTCTCGATTCCAGAAACTTGTGTGAATTGTGACTTAGTCATCTGACGAATACTTGACTGATAGTAAACTTTAATGAGGCCAGACTTCTTGTCGAGAACATCCTCAACAGATAGAGTCGGTAGAGAGTTACAGCGACAATTAGGACAGTCTCCAGCAGCGTAGTGACCGAGAGAGGGCTTAAGGCCAATCAAAGCCTCAGGACTAGGTAGGTCACTCCAGAAAACCACAACAGCTTGCATGTTACGGTGAGAAGGACGAACCCGTCGACCGTCTTGTGCCGTCCACCATTGAAAGCAAGGAATATCAAGTTCTTCGCTACGGGCTCTCGTAAGAGCTGTATTAGCTGAACTAGTTTGTGTTCTTGCCAACAATTGAATCTTAGTGTTTACGAGCTGCGGAAATCTGAACTTTAAAATCTGAGCAATAGCCTGCGGCCTAGTTCCTTGACGCTCAGCTTGAGCAATTTCAAGAGAAAGCTTCTCCGCGACTTCTCTCGGGATATCAGATATGTTCTGAGCACTAGCCTCAATAAGGTCACGCACTCTGATACCGATGCGGCCGGAGAGTTCTTGCTGAAGTAGGTCATGAATGATCCTGCTCCTTTGAGAAGTTACAGCAGCTTCTTTCCAATCTTTGAGGTTCATCACGTTGATTCGAGAGAACATCTTCATAGCAACGTCTGTACTAGCACTAACTACGCTACGGCGAGAACTGACGGAAGCAAGCTCTCTAAGCCAGTAGCTATCGCTCATCCCCGTTAACTTAGTCGGGAGCCATGATTTCACAATGGCTGAAATTGCCCGACGATAGGCAATCTCTACAGGATCAGGAATAGTGAATAGGGTAGACATCATTTACCTACAGGTTTTGACATATCCCCAGTCTTTAACCAGGCTTTGAAGTCATTCAGGGTCATTTTCGTGATAGATTGAAAAATTTGTGCACCCTTGGAATGATTGATTATATAGCGATTTTTTGCATATGATTCCTGAGTGTATCCTAGAAACACCTTGTGTTCATCAAATTCACTAGAATCACCCAGTCTACCCTGATCGACGACAAATACAACCTTAGATTGAGTGTCAGGGCCAAGATAGCAATCTACCTCATCTCCGTCCGCCCCAACGGTACCTTCAATATAACCATAGTCATCGTGCAGTTTGTGACTCCAACCTTT